GTATGCTGTGTTCATAAAGGTCCTTGTTGCGTTGTCATACCCTTGATTAGCAAACTGCTGTTGGTTATAAACATTAGCTGCCTGTTCAGCGTAAGGACCGATACCATCCATAAGAGCCTTCATTACAAGACCTTGAGCCATAGAGCTACGCAATGGGATTCCCATTTTATTAGCTACTTGCAAAGCCTTAGTCTGTAATGATTTAAATATAGGGCTGTTAGTTTGAACCATTTGATTAAGATAAGTAACAGCAGCATTATTAGGGCCAACGCTACCCATAGCTGGAGCTAGCCAACCAGGTAGTCCCATCTCAGATTGGGAGCCATCTGAAGCAGCCCACCTTGGTCCGTCTGTGTGAGAAGTCAACGTCCTATCTACACCCCTTGTAGGGTCATAGGCGCCACGCAAGCCATCATTATCACGAGGCCCAAGAAGCGAGTCTAGAAACGTATGATCTAATGTTGTTCCGGGAGATAGTCTATCGGTAAAGTCGCCTCCAGCGTCAGTATAGTTGGCTCCTCGCGCCCTATCAGTTACTTGGCCGCCTTGGAGGTACCTTCCTTGGAAGTTTGCAGGAAGGGTCCCCATTCTTCCAAGCTTAGTCCCTCCGCCAAAGTTATCCCCAGCATCTGTTTGAGTATATTCAGTACCGCCTCGATATATAGAGGCCATTTTAATTGGGCGCTCCTTCTGATACTCAGCTCTTTCATTTTCTTTTTTGCCAGTATCCACCCCTTTTAAGAAATAGTTCCTGTCTCCAGCAGACTTAGCCCCACCAGCGTAGTTGCTTCCACCTGTTGCCTTTACACCGCCAGCGCTAGCAGCTAAGGCTGTTGCTTCTGCCCCCTGCTTTTCAAGGTTAGGAATCCAAATACCTGTTTCACCCTGTTGATTCTCTGTATTTGTCTTAAAGTATTCATTAACACCAGACCAGTAGTCTGGATTAGTATTAGTATAGTCAACTGAATGTTCGCCTGAATATGACATAGTATTACCTTCTTACGCCCCTTGGTGTGTAATAAACAACTGCTCCCTGCAAGGTTATAGGCTTATCATAGATGGATTCATTTTTAATAATGAGACCCATATTTGTTCCTATACCATTTATTTTTAATCTTTCTGAAGCTACTACAGTAACTCCTGTCGAGCTATTACTTATATCGCTTTCATTCCAATCATCAGCCGTAACTGTAATTGGATATAAATTAGATACAGGAGAGGACTTTGGAGAGTAGGTTCCTCCATAATCATAATCTGGAAATACACTCAAGGTTGTAGATGTATCAGCGTTAATTTCAAGATTCAACTCTCTAAATCTTTTCTTAGTTCCGGGGCTGTCGTAATTATAATACGCAGTCCTTATAAACGCAGGAACTGAAAGGCCATCAAAGCTTGTACCAGAATCTATCTTCCTCACATACCCGTCTGTAAAGCCACCATAGACAACTTCAAAACCGCTTACATCCTCAACAGAGCATACACAAGATATCTGATGCTTCAGCGTAAAGGGCATTATGCCTACATTTTTTCTGTTTAAGTAGGTCATAACAATGCCAGTCTTATCATCAAAGAATAACCTGTATTGATTCTTTCCTCTTACCTTTACTGATGTGGTAGTGTTATCCTTCTTTGCTTGTATGAGGGGATCAATTTTATCAGACGTTACGTTAGACTGGAAATCACCAAAGTATTGAACTGTGTAAATTGATGTCAACCCCCTATCATCTAGGAAGAATGTTTGATCCATCTTCTGGATTGTCTTTGGTATTGCCCCAGCTCCAGCATGGAAGCGCCTCAATTGCCAGTCAATCGCAGAAGTTCCATAGAGCATATAACAATCATTTCTTGTAAACACAGACAGTACATCATTAATCTCTATACCAAATCCGCTTACTACATCGCCAATACCTAGCTCAGCAGACCCTGTAATAACAGACCATTTGTTTGGCTCACCTATGCTAGAGTGTTGGATTGAAGCGTCCGCATACGAATAGAATAAATGCTTAACATGAGCTATAACATGCTCTGGTTTATCTATATCCCTGCCGCTTTGGATTTTTACAAATGTTGTTCCATCAAAATAAAACCCTTTGTCAACTCCATTTGCTCCAAACATAGCATTGGTGTCTATATCTCCAAGGAAATTATAATTTACAAACTCGTAAGTTCCTTCAGGCTCTAAGGTCTGAGTATAGGTTGTTCCATCAGCAACAGCCACCTTTACTTCAGTAGGTTGAGCTGGAGAGGCAATAATTTGAGCTCTTTTAATTCCGCCTACTGATATATCTTCTGATGCTGTCCAAGTCCCTGTGTTATTTTTAACAGAGATATACCCAGACGCAGTCCCACCTGTCCATGTTCCTGATGTAACGGTAACGCTAGTGACTACTGCCTCTTTTGTAGACGTAGCTCCTTTTATTGAATCACCAGCTTTGATCTCTATAGATCCAGTATCAAACTGTATGAGGGGCATCTTAATATCTTCATCATCCGCAAAGGTTCCAGTTACATTAGTTAGAACCATAATCCCTTGAGCGCCGGTTTCCCATAATCCATGGTAAGAGATTCCCATCAAATCCCCCTCAGCTCCACTTGTGCCGCCCTTCACAGTTGTAGGAGTTCCAGTATTACCCGGGACTGGTTCACCACTTGTTGTGGTTCCGTCGAACTTTAAAGCTGTCCCAAGGTCAACCTCGCTCCAACCTACGGATGTTTCTATATACATCCCAGATGTTGCTTTACCTTCCTTGCTTCTAAAAGCATATACCTTTCCACCAAAAACCCACACGCCTAGTACATTACCTTCGCCAGGAACAACACCTATTAAGCTTCGCTGGTCCTCTATTAGAGCTTGCAGCTCAGCAAGGATGGTAGCATCAACTGCTGAATCTCTTTCTTCTGGAGCACCGTAAGCGAATGAGGTCGCATAAAGCCCCATTACCCAACCCTAAATACTGACATTTGACCGTAGTGCATTTGAAAGTTTTCTGAGTTACTAGCGTGTCCATTCTTTACTTGAGCTAAAAGATCGGTATAGTTAGTATGGCCTGTCGTATTAATTATTCCATTAACAGATGCCATATTATCTACAGTAGCCGTTGTTCTTTGAACAGCAGCATCGAACCCTGGATACACTACACTGCCAGCATCAGCTTGTGTAGCAACCCTAAAGGTCCATACAACAGTATCAGTCCCAGTCATTGCAAATGACACTCCAAGATTAACCATAAAGAACCCTTTGTCGTAGATCCTTATTCTGTCATTAGCAAAGTCAGAGTCCGACCCAACTAATGTAGCGGTTACAGTTGCTGTATCATCTGCAGCATTAGCGCCAGAGCCGTTCTTATTCCAGTCTATTGTTGCGGTAGCTCCTGAAGCGACTGCTTGACTAGCTGGCGTTCCTGACTTAGCGACTAAACAAGCATAACCTCCCATGCCAGACTCAACAAACTGTCTAAGCATCTGAGCTGTAACAGCCCCAGTTGTATTGTTTGCAAAGCTAGTACCAGTTAAAACTGATCTTTCTTTCCTTAGTGCTGTTGGTGTTCCCATTTATGTAAACTCCACATCAAAGTCGCCACCGAAGGCGCTGTCTTTGTTTAAAAAATATAGTTTCTCTCCATCTTGAAGAGTACCGCTTGTTACAACAAAATAAATATAACCTTCTGCGTTATTCGTTGGAAAGGTTCCAGCAACTCCGTCTCCAGTTATATCCTCTACACTTACAACCAATACAGTTCCAGAAGCCCCTGTTGTAGATCCCTTAACCATATCTCCTGAAGATGGAGCGTTACGAAAAAAAGCCGTACTATAGGCGCTGGTGAAGGTGGGGTATGTCACGCTACCTATTGTATAAGGTATCCTATAGTACGGCTCGATCTTTGATGGAAGAGTTTGCCCATCGTATCTTTCGTATCCATCTATCCTGCGATATCTTCCTCTTAAATCTACTTCAAAGTTATCGGCAGCTACTAATTCTCCAGGAGCTAGAGACATCACTGGATCAACTAAATTTATTCCTCCCTCAAAGGGGAAATAAGTTGACTTGAGTCTGCTAGTTGGTGTATTAGTTCTAACAAGTTTCGTCATTCAGGAACAACCGTAAAGTTATAAAGGTCTTGAGTTTTTATCATCCTTCGATTCTTTTGTCCAGACAACTGATCAGCCTCAAGCTTGTCTATTAAATCTTCAAACTCTGCCAATGCTCCTGTCATTATTTCTGGAGCGTCTTCATTCTCCGCATAGTACATCTTAGCTCTAGATGTAATGACCCTATGAAACCTTGGTGGTATTTCTGAAACTTGTGAGTCAGTAGTTAACTCAGTAGGAATCTTCCAATACTGACCATACACCGCTGTTATAGAGTCTGGTGTTGGGTATAAATCAATAACATTATTTGGCTTTACAGAGAAGACCTCTGGAGTGCTGCTATTAATAGTCCCTAACTTATACATATCAAAGTATTCCCCCCAAGGCATATACTCTAGCTCTTGGAAGTTATCAGTTGTTGCGTCCCAAACTATCTTATCAATATTCCAGTTAGCTAAATCAGTTGGGGACGTTAAAGTAGAGGTTCCTGATGCAGAATTAACTGATGCTTCTTTCCACAAGAATTGCCAATCAAACCATCTACTCTGTATGTCTAAATCAGCGGCCCTTACGTACCTAACAACGGCATTCTCTTCTTCGCTAAGAGACGCAGAGGTAACGCTAGACGGGCCACTACCAGGTATACCTACGTCTCTTGCCATATTCTGGCACAATACTAAATAAGTGCTCATCCAAGATGCCTCACAATATCGTTATAAACCCCTTCGGGATGTATGTTGGCAGCGCACAATGCGCCACCAGTTCTTAAGTCTCTGTTGCATGTCTCAAACCCAAAATGCAACTTATGACAAGGGAAGCAGGGACACTCTTCTGGCTCAAATGCTGTGGTATTTATCCAGTGCTTTACCATATTCTCTTTAGAAGAATGGGATAGAAATATCACCTTATGAGCATCCATGAATGAAGCTGCATTCAAAACCCCTGTTTCAGGGCCAACTACCACATCACATACATCCAGCAAAGATAAAGTTTTCCTTATGCTGAGCTTTCCGGATTTAGTTATAACCCTCTTCTCGTTCTCCCACCCTATTTCTAACATCTGGCAGACCTCATCGCCAACTGTTAAAACTGTTACATCATCTCTTTCATACATTAGCTTAGCTATGACTGGATCAGACCAAGGGTATACTTTATGCACAGAAGATCCCGATAAAACCCACATCACAAGATGCTTAGTCTTTAAATTTCTTTTGAAGTTTATAGCAAACTTTTTTTCAGACTTGGTAGGAAAGAATTTAGGAGAGAAATTAAACGGAACATCACATAGTTCGTGTGTTCTCTCTAGGTAATTAACATCACACATATTATGTATGAAGTCTTTATCTTTATCATAATTAGGGTTAGTTGGAACTCTAACCTCTTTCCCTTCCATCTTTATTAAATGAGAAGGCATTAATAGTAATGTCTGCTCTATTGATTCTGATAACTGTATAAACTTATCGAACCCTTCTTCCATTATTTCCCAATACTCAGTAAGCCTGGTATTAGGTATTTGATC